CTGCAAGTGTTTTATTATTCCAACCTTTTGTAATTATTAATAACAGTACTTAAGTTGACTCCAAATGAATTTTATCATATTGAATCCATAGGTAATGGTGTGATCGTCAAAGATAATCTTTTAATCTTACTGATTGCCCAAGCAGTTGCTGCACTGGACAAACCCATTGCCAATTTTGAATTTGCTGCGGCCCTAATAAAGTAAGTTATATTAGTGACATAATCTGAACCCAAGAGAGTCCAAACCGGTTCAATAGTATCTATTTGAACCCCATCACTAGTATAAGCTGCCACTCCATCAGTACCAAAATTTACCAATAACTTTATAGCATCCATCATTTATTATTAAACAGTTGTTGTTATAGAAGTATCAACTTTTGATTGTAGGTTGATTTCATAATCTCCTGGATTTGCAAACTATATTATATTATCTTTAACTGTAATGTTCTACCCGTCTTTAATTGATATAAAAGATTTTGTAGAATCAGTCAAAGTTTTCCAGATGTTAGTGGTTGCTTCAGGATTTGTAGTTGTTTTCATTTCTGAAATATAGTAATCGGCATAACCATCATCTAATGATGGCTAGGGTACACTAAATGTTATATCGTAATTAACAAACAATTAACCTATATCTCCACTGTCCGAATTACCAGAAACCACAACTAATAAAGAACCAATATCATAGTCCTAAATAGCTGTATTAACTGGCAGTTATGGCAGCGCTCTAACTCTCATTTTCTATCTAGTTGTCTTGTCTTTTTAAACAGAAATAACTAACCTTTCAAATGCTTTAGTTATTTTGACTCCACTATATTATGAGATTTATTAAACGTTTTAAACAACTGGCAAATCTGAAGCATTATAATCAATAGCTGCATAAATTAATCCTTTTGATGTCGTTGGTAAATTTGAAACAAATTCAAATTACAAATTATTTATATGATAATATTCAAAATTGGTAGCAATTTGGGATAACCATGGGAATGTACTATCTAAACCAGGTTATACTTTACATGAAAATTATGAAAAATTGCCACCAGATATACTAGAAATTAGCTCTTTGTGCTTAATAGTCATCGATTTATAATCAATTTACTTATTAAGTTTTCTATTTATAGGAACATTATTATTACTAAAATTAGATTTCTTATTTTAGTTTTAATTTTGTTTTGATTTATTTAGTTTGTTTTGTTTTTATTTATTTTATTACTACATATATATGCTATGGCCATCACATATCATATAGTCTATTAAAATGAATCAAAACAAGATAAATTATTATGAATTATACCATTTTTGAAATTTTCAATTGCTTGATCAACTTCTAATTTGTATACTTTATTATCAAAACAACATTTCCCATAAATACTCTTTAAAGTTTATAAAGTATCTTTTGTAACTTCAACTTTATAGTCTCCTATTCTAGTATGACTCTTTAATTCTTGTTACTCCTTTATAACCTTTAATTATTAAGCAGCTAATTTACTAGTAATCTTATCCCCTAAATATAATTTTTAAACTTATTAATAATAATATTTCAAAGATGGGAATAATTTCAACAATAATGGATTTCCTTTAATCTATAAATCAATATATTGAAACTTATCAAATTAAGTTTCAAAATCTAATGGGCAATTTTACATTTATAGCATGGCTCTACCTGGTGTTCTGTAAATTATGTGAGTTTTCTCACCATTTACTTTGATTGGGCACAAATAACATTATAAAAACTTAGATTAATATGGTCCTTATCTTTTAATCACTTTCACTTACAATCCATACTTTTCATATTCTGATATTATCCAGTTTTCATCATAATCTACATTGGAAGCAAATAAATTATCATCTCCCAACATAAATGCTCTTGAATTCTAGCTTCTATCAAAAACATTATTATATGTAACTGCATTAATGATAGTGTTTCCCAAACTTGTGTTTGGGTCTCCAGACTTTCTGCCATATTTTTAATGGACTCTTATACTTTCATTTTTATTTAATTCAAATAATAAAATTGAATCTTTTTATTTTTTGAAAGTATCAAATATTTTAGAATAAACATCAACTCCCTCATTCTAAAATTCAGAATGTTCTTTTTGATACAACTAAAACATTTATGTATACCAATCCATTTCTACCTCATAATGTTATTTTGTTTAACTACTATCAAAACCAGAGAAATCTAATTCATAAAAATATTTATATTGTTAATTTGTTTACAATTTAAACTCTTTATGCATCATCTTTCCTATTTAGACAGCATCGTACCCACTAGCATAGCAAACGCCTATTTAACCAAAAGCGTCTTTAACCATATCATTAATATTTTTAATAAATGATTATTAAAATAATGATATAGAATAGCTAGCAACACCGGATATACACCTGCTTGAAAATTCCTCTATCATACCATTTTAACATTTATATAGTTACTCATTTTTTATGAAACATTTTCTGTAGATATCTCCTCCATCGTCCATCAGTTAATAGACTTTGAAAGCATTTTATTAAATTTCTTAATAAGCAGCTTCATATCTAGCTTTCTTTGCTCCTTTATAACTTTCAACTATTTACTTAAGAGTCTAGTTATTCATCAACTCGATTTTGAAATTAACTTAATTCAATAAGTTAGAGTATTTGAGTTATGGTTCAACTCTTTACTACATTAACCTATTAACTATAGTGTTACAAATTGCTCTAGAAGATTTAACTTCACCAGTAGTCTTATAACAATTATTAATGATAGGACCTAAAACTGCATTACTATAATTTTCTTCCTTACTAGGCATATTTTATAGCTCTGTTTTAAGTTAATCAATTGTTAAATTCTTTGCTGGCATAAATCTATTCTGCTTAAGCTCAATTTTGCTAACACCACCTAAACCATATTCCACATCATCTCTGCTTAATATTACTGCAGTCTCAACCTTATCTTACTTTGTAGGTTGATGATAGACCTCGTACTTAGGAATTTCTTCTTTGGATCCCATGCTAACTATGTTCTCACATAATTGCTCCGGTTAATGTTACGATTAGTTTCCTATTTCAGCATTTTAAAATTAATCTAATTAATATATATCTAAAACCTTTGGTTTAGATCCAGTTAATTTGGAAATAATTTTCCCAAACAAACTTTTATCTTCCTCTGATTCTAATTTATCAACTAAATCTTTTTTAAAACTTTTGAAGTTATTAACCGTGGTTAACAACACCATAACAATAATCTTAAGGGTGTACTCAGACTCTTCAATACTTAAATCCATATAAGAGAAATAAAACTACCTTACAACTGAATCCTCTGATTTTTCAAGAGAATGTATAGCTAACTTAGCAAGATTTCTTAAATCTGTTAAGTTGTTATTCAAGTTGGGTGTTATTGCTTTATCAGCAATACGTCTTATTACTATTGATGGTATTTAAATTGGTTATCTTAAATTAACCTATAAAGCGGTATAAGTAAACCCTATTCCATTTCCAAGGTCAGCCTTACCAAGGAACTTAAATGAAGTTTGACTATAATTCTTACTTAAAGTCATACTTAAATAAGCCTAGGCTGTAATTTTTATACTATCTTTTGTTTAAACTGCACTAACTTTAGCAACTTGAAACCCCTGTGGGTTCAAGTCTAATCTAGATGTGATAATGGTTCCGGTTGTTAATTTCAATTTCTTTAAATGATAATTAAACTCTTAAATATCTGTTACTTATGGTATGAAATATATTTCTTCATTTATTTATGTAACCTTTTGTGAAGGATAAACGGGAAATATAATAGGATATTTTACATCAGTAATAAACCCTAATTTATAGATAAAGTAATCCAATATTGTTTACAATTCATCGTGTTTCTACTCACAATAAGGATTTCTTGATAATCCTAGTAATGAATAGAACTAAAGCATACAAACACTTCTAATCTATCCTTTATTAAAAAAGGTGAATTGTTTACATTTGGAGTTCATTTAAGTTTTGTTATTGTTAGTTTGTTTCAGTTCGTTTTGTTGTGTCTTGT